TATAAGACATATGAAAAAAATCTACGTAAAGACTTTCCTGAATTAACAGGTTATGAAATAGTTAATTTCTATAAGATACATTTACTATATCATTTAGCAAAAAAGTATGATGAAATTTTGTATTTAGATTTTGACGCTGTGCCTGTAACTACTGATTCATTTTTTGATATATGGGATATACAAAATCATATTGCTGTTTATAATCAAAACCATATGGTTGTTAAGAATAGAGAAGTTAAACAAAGTATTAGAAGTCCATCAGCAAAGTATTTTAATTGTCAAGCAATGCTTATAGAGAAAGGTCTTGATCCTAACAATGATGTTATCAATACTGCTATTATAGGTGCTTCAAAAGAACAAATTTTAAAACTAGATTTCTTTGGTGGGTTTAAAGATACGATAGATTTAATGAAGAAATTAAGAACTGATAAGAGTGGTTTATATCCACAAAATATTCTTGATATGTTTCGGTATGATAATGAAACAATATTTTCATATAAAGTAAATGTAAATAAAGTTGGTATACAATGGTTAGATAGAAGATGGCATTACTTTTTAGATACTCAACATTTTGTACCAAAAGAAACAAAAATAGTACATTGTGTTTGTAAAGACTTTGATATTGTATGGAGGTATAATGCTTAAAATATGTACAGTATATTTTAAAGGTTTTTATACACCAGACTATGTATCAAAATTATATAGAAGTTTAAAAAGAAATTCATCTATACCTTTTGAGTTTATATGTTTAAGTGATACAGACGTTGAGGCAGATATTATATTACCTTATAACCACCACGATAAGATTAAGAAACATTGGCATAAACTAAAATTCTTTAGTCCATATTTTGCATATCAAAAACCTGGTGATGATATTATAGTTATGGATATTGACCAAGTTATTACAGGTAATGTTGATGAACTAATAGGACATCCTGTAGAAGAAAATGAATTAGTTACCTATGGTATATGGTGGAAGTCAATTTTAGAATCAAATGGTGGATTTTATAAGTTTAAATCTGGTAGTTTAAAATATATATGGGATGAATTTGCTAAAAATCCAGACTATTGGCAGACACATTATTATAATGTTGGTGATGTTCATACAAAATATTATGGTGAACAAAACTATGTTAATTGGAAAATAAAAGACAATAAAACAAAATTAACTAAAACACCAGAGGAATGGATATGTAAATACTCATCCGATTTTAAGGAAAATGTCACACTAAACAAAATTTATCGTGACAAATTTAAGACTGATTATATGATATTAGGTGATGTTCATAAATATATTAAAGTGGTACATTTTACTGGTCCAGGTAAAACAATACACGAACATAATGAGTCTTTCATAAAGGAGAATTGGCGTGAATAAGGAACAAAAAGAAAAATTTGAAAAACAACTTAAAGATAAAAAATTATGGTTTTGTCCTTTACCATTTACTCATATTTTTTCAAGTTTAAGTGGTAGATATGCACCTTGTTATGACGCTCTAGGGCATACTGGTCATAATATGGAAGATACTACTATTGAAGAGTGGTATACATCCGATTATCAAAATAAATTAAGAGACCAAATGACTAGAGAGGATTATGATCCAGAATATTTAGATGTTCATTGTACTGGTTGCCGTTTGCAAGAAAAGAAGTATGGTCGGTCTGATAGAATGAAATATGTTGAACAAGTCCTTGCTGGAACATTTGATAGTAAAGTACCAGAATTATTAAGAGTTGTTCAAAAGTTTAAAGAAGAACATAAAATTGGATTAGATGAAAGACTATTGGATATAAAAATGAAAATGTTTGGTAATGCGTGTAACCTTGATTGTTATATGTGTACACCAAGAAGTGCTAATACAAGAACTCTATCATTAAAAAGAATAGGCAAAGTTTATGATCCTGATTTAGATCCTAAAGATGGTGAGAGGATGAATACGCAGAAACACGATGGAGAAAAGTACCTTGATGATGTTGCTTCTGTAGCAAAATATACTAGGTCAATTAAACTTATTGGTGGCGAACCATTAGTTATGAAAAATCATTATAAACTCCTTGATAAATTAGTACTAACTGGATACTCAAAAGGCATAGACTTAATATATAAAACAAATCTATCTGTATTTGATATGGAAGGTTACAATTTTAGAAGTTATTTTAACTTCTTTAAAGAATTTATAATGAAAGTATCAATTGATAGTTATGGAAAATACAATGATTATATTAGAAAAAAATCAGACTGGCCTGCTCTTATTAATAATTTAATGGTGATGAAGGAAAGAAAAAACTCCAGAGTTAATGTCCATTCTGTTATTTCTTTTTTAAGTGTATTACAAAATTATAAGTTGATAGACTATTTAAAAGAAAAAGAAATACCTCATACATCTTATATAATAGAATATCCAAAAATTCTACAAGTTAAAAATTTACCATATGAAATAAAACAGGAACTTATTCCGAAGTATAAAAACTTTCCAAATATTGTACGAGCATTAGAGAAAGAACAAGATGTTGACCAGTTTATTAAAACAATTGAATATTGTCAGGCTTTAGATAAATTACATAATCATAATCTATTTGATTTACATCCTGAATTAAAACCTTATTATGAAAAGGCAAAACAATGAAAATAACATATTCAAATCAAACAGTAGATTTATTTGATGAAAAACATTTTCCTACAGGAGCACCTAAAAAAATAGTTTTATCATTATCTGGTGGTTGCGATTCAGCTTCTCTAGCATTTCTTATTGCAACATACTTTCCACAAACGGAGATATACCCTTTTAACAGCAAAGACGCTGATGGTCTTATTGATACGGAACGAGCTATTGGTGTACACAAATATTTACAAGATAGATTCTCTAATATAAAAGAATTAGAATTATTTGATGTTAGGACAGGTGATCCAGTATGGATAGAAAAGGCAGAAAAAGAAATGGCTGATCCTCGTAATAAAATAATGGTAAATGGTAAACTTACAACTTTATGGAGAAATGTAAGAGGTTGTTCAAAAGCATTACAATGCAGAGCAATACGTGAATTAATGGCAACAAAATATAATACAATAGTTGCAACAGGTATGTCTTGCAATCCACCTATTGAAGTTATGAAAGAACGTGGATTTTATGACGTTGCAGAAAGAAAACGTGATCCAGGTGACTTTGAAAGTTTAGATGTATTTGATAAAGGTTATAATAATTGTATTACATACACACCATACATATTTACAAATAAAAAGTTTGTATCAGGTGTATATAAAGAACACAATCTTATAAAAGATTTATTTCCTTTAACTAAATCGTGTGCGTGGGGAGTAGAAAGTGGTAATGAAAATTTTCCAAATCCTTGTGGTAAATGTTTTTGGTGTAATGAAAGAGCGTGGGCATTTCAATGAGAATAATTTGTGTAAGGACTGGTAAAAGATTTACAACTTGGCACGTTGATAATTTAAAGCATATGATAGATACTTATTCTGGTATAAAGTATGATAGTTTTGAAGTTATTGAAAATGACTTGTATGGTAATTGGTATAATAAACTTCAAATGTATGATAAGTTTAGAGATGGAGAAAATTTATACTTTGATTTAGATGTAGTTATCTATAATAAATTACCAAACTTAATTAGAAAGAATTTTACATTATTAGATGATACTTGGTGGAGAGAACCTGCTCATACACCTTTAAATTCATCCATTGTATCTTGGACAGGTGATGTATCACATATATGGAATAAGTTTAAATCCAATGATAAATTTTACTTAAATAAATATAATAAAGGAAGTGATGAATTTTATTATCGTGAAATAGAATATGAAACCTATGATAAGGTTTGTCCGAAAATTAAAGCAGAAGGACCAGATAAAAATTATAGTATCTGTACACTAGGACAAATGCACCATTTAATGGAGAAAGGCTGGACTGGTTGGTGGTCGCCTTATTTTATATCGTGATGAATATGTTATTTGCAAATAAAATAGATAAAAGTCTTTTACCTAAAAATATACTCATATTAAATGGTCGTAAAAAATGGGAAACTTTAATAGAGTTTTGTTTAGAGTATGATATTAATTTTAAGATGTTTGAATTAGCTAATAATAATCATTTTAATATAAGTAAAAAATTAAAACCATATACTATATATCTTCCACCAGAAAAATATTACGATTCACAATATTATATAAAAACTTTAGATTTTGAACCTGAATATATTATGAATTGTAGAGATGAAGAACCAATAACTAAAGTAGAATATGAACTTTCTTTATGGTATAATACTAAAACACAATTTGATAAAAGAGCTTTAAAGTTTTTTACATCTAAAAGAGAACAAGACCGAGTATGTAAATTAATGGGTATACCTACTATAGATGAAGGAAGTATTGATGATAAAATTATAGTAAAATTAGATGTAGGTGATTCAGGTGGTGGTACTGGTTATAAAATTGCTGATAAAAAAAATCATATAGTAGGACCAAATGATTTGATACAAAGATATATAAATTATGATTATGTATGTCAACAACACGCTTTAGTTGATGATAATGGCGAGTATCATATATACAATCATAGTATAGGTAAATTTGGAGATGGTTTTATTGTAGGTAATAATGTCCCATATCTATATCAATATCCATTTACAGATTTTCCAAAAGAGGATATAGATATAGTAGAAGAGTTTTATACAAAATTAAAAGAACATATAACAGTAAAAAACAGAATTTTAATTACAGAATTTTGTAGGGAAAGAAATGGTAAACTATATTTTCAAGAATTTAATAGTAGACCTTCTGGTGAATTTGAAAATGGTACATTTGATTGGAATATAGGTAAATTTAATACACTAGTAGATTACTTTACAAATAACGTACAAGAAGAAATAGAATATTATCAACAAAATATACAAATATATTTTGATAATGTCCGTAATGATGAAAAATTTGGTTGGGGAACAGAAGATGGATTAAAAATTACAGGTTTTCCATATTCAAAAAAAATAAAGGTATTTAATACAAAAATAAAATGAGTTACTTATATGACACAATAGCTAGATATGGCGATATTATTCCTTTGAATTGTAATTTAAATTATAAAACATTTGAGGAAGGTTTAAAATTATTTGATGATAAATGGGTTCAATATAATCCTAGAAAAAAGATTGCTAGGTATGGTTTAAGTATAACTAGTTTGGATGGTAATTTTTCTGGCATACCAGATTTGGATTCATTAAAAGAATATAATATAGAAAAAAATTTAAATCTTGATGAACCAGATTTTAAAACTCTAACACCCTTTTGGCCTTATGTTGAATCAGTATTATCAAAATTTAAAAATCATTTAGGAAGAACTCATATTATTAAGATGTCAGCAGGTGGACAATTTCCATCTCATAGAGACCATTATGATAGAGAATTACCAACGTGTAGATTGTTTATTCCAATCTATAATTGCAATCCAACAAGAAATTATTTTATTTTAGATAATAAAGTTTTGAATTTTGACCACGGAAGATTATATTTTTTAAATACTTGTAAAGAGCATATAGTATTTACAAGTAAAAAAGAATCAATGTTTATAGTAGCAAATACTATCTTAACAGAAGAATCTACTGATTTAATATTACATAATATGTTAAGTAGTTAATGTATAAATAGTACTATGAATTAATGAATGGAGATTAACTATGGCAATAACAATTGATGGAAAATCGTATGATGAGAAGTCGCTTAGTCCTGAATTACAGAATTATCTAGCAGTAAGACAAGAGATACAAGTAAGCAAGACTAGACATACTATTGAAATTGAGAAAATAGATGTTTTAACTAAATTTTATAACGAGAAGATTATAGGGTTGATTAAAAAAGAAGTACCAGAAACGAACAAAATTACAGATAAAAAATAGATGGCCGCAATAGCAAATTTAACTATAGACCAAGGGGCAACTTTCAGTTCAGACGTAACTGTAAAAGACGCTCAAGACAATGCTTTTAACCTTACAGGTTATACGGCTTCTGCTAAGTTGGCTAAAGGCTTTGCTTCCACTAGAACACGAACAAATATGACTACTTCAATAGCGACAGACGCTACCACAGGAGTAGTTACTCTCTCACTAACGGCAACTGAAACAGCCGCTTTAGACGCTGAGAGATATGTCTATGACCTTGAAATTACATCTGGCGCTGCTGTTACTAGAGTTATTGAAGGAATTATTACAGTCCGACCACAAGTAACAGTATAATCAAACTCATTTTTGTTATAAATATATAAAAAGGGAGAGAAGTAATGCCTGATATTACAGCAAAAATTAACGTAGATACACAATCTGGTCCACAAAAAGTTTCAGTAACCATACCATCAACTGTAGCTGTACAAAATTCAGAATTAAGATTTTCTCGCCTTGGTGATGTTGATACAACAAATTTAGATGATGGAGCAATGATTCAATACAGGTCAAGTGATGGTAAATTTGTAACTAGAACGGAAGTAGTTACAACAACTGGAACGTTATTATTTAATTGTGGGAGTTTTTAAATAGCGTATGTCAACAATAATACAGATAAAACGGTCATCAAGTACTTCAGCACCATCAACATTAAAATTAGGTGAATTAGCTTTAACTTATGGAACAGGAACACAAGGTAATCTAGGAGATAGATTATTCATTGGTGAAGGTGGTGTAGATGGTAATGGTGACGCAAATAATATAACAGTTATCGGCGGACAATATTTTGCCGATTTATTGGATCACGTTCCAGGAGTGTTAACTTCAGGTGGAGCATTAATAGCTGATTCAAATAAAGCAATAGATGAAATAATTTTAGGTAGTTCTACTACAGTTGGCGGAACAATAAAATTTAATGAAGGTTCAAATAATGGTGCAGGACATATTGGACTTAAAGCGCCAAATAGTGTAACTTCTACAACTACATTTACATTACCTGATGGTGATGGTTCAGCAGGACAATTTGTAAAAACAGATGGTGCTGGTAATTTAGGATTTGCAGTTGTTGACCAAGCTTTAGATTTAGCAGGTGATACTGGAACAGACGTTTATAATACAAGTGAAACATTAACTTTCGCTGGTGGTTCTGGTATGGAAGCAGTAGTTACTGATAATACGGTAACTATAAATGCAACAGCATTAACAGATTCAAATTTATCTGGTAGTGCCGCTATTGCAAATGATAAATTAGCAAATCCTACTACAACATTAGGATCATCTACTTTAACTTTAGGTCAAACAGAAACAGATTTAACAGGATTAACTTCTTTAGTAATTGATGACATTACAATTGATGGTCAATCATTTACAACTACATCCGCAAATAAAAATATTAATATCTCACCACACGGAACAGGTTCAATAATTGTTCCTAGTGGATATGAAGATAGAGCAGGATTTCAAAATCAATCACTTGCAAATAAAGCATATGTTGACCAAGTTGCTCAAGGTTTAGATACTAAACCATCTTGTAAAGTTGGAACAACTGCTGATTTATCAGCAACTTATAATAATGGAACATTAGGTGTTGGTGCAACATTAACAGCAAGTATTGTCGGTGCATTATCACTTGATGATGTAGCAGTAAGTGTTGCAGATAGAGTTTTAGTTAAAGACCAAACAGACGCAACCGAAAATGGTATTTACACAGTTACAACTGTTGGTGATGGATCAACTGAATTTGTATTAACAAGAGCAACTCCAGAAGACCAACCAGCTGAATTAAGTGGNGGTGCATTCGTATTTGTAGAAGANGGAACTTNAAATGCAAATAATGGNTATACATTTACACANACAGGTNCTCCAACATTTGGAACAACTGATTTAGATGTNNCNCAATTTTCTGGTGCAGGTCAAATTACTGCAGGTGCCGCTTTAACAAAATCTGGTAATACAATAGATGTAGAAGTTGANGGAGCTTCAGTTGAAGTTTCAGGTGACGCATTAAGAGTTAAAGCATTAGGTATAACAAATACTATGTTAGCAGGTTCAATTGCAAGTGATAAACTTTCTGACCCTTTATATTTTGCAGACGAATCTTCAACACAAGGATCCGTAAGAGTTGGTGGTGTTTTAGAATTTTTAGCAGGTGAAGGAATTAATACTGTTGCTACTGGTAACACATTACAAATTGTTGGTGAATTAGCAAGTACATCAAATATAGGAGTTGCGTCTTTTTCTACTGATAACTTTACAGTTACCTCTGGTGATGTTGAAGTTTCTACAGTAGATGGTGGAACTTTCTAATGTTTGAATGGATTAGTAAATCTTGGGATAAGTTTGTAGATTCATTTGTAGTAGAAGAAAAGAAATTAAAAACAATTGTTGTTAGAGATTTAAAAGACAAAACTAAAAAAGAATTAGAAAAAATTGGAAGAAAAATAGGAATAGAAT